CAATAAATCCACAGTCATACGCTTACCTCAAGCATGATGCTAATTAGTGTCATCGGGAACGGCCCGAATTGTGTAATTGTAACAGTTGCGTCCCTTGAGTACCCGCGCTGCTTAACCAGTTTCTGGCCAGTTGAGGGGGAGGGAGCGGAGAATGCAGTTCCATCCATTGTCCTATCTAAAACATTAACGCCGCCAATGGTTAAACCCGCAGTATCTTCTACTCGGACAAAGGCTCGTCGGACTCGCTTTTTCTTGGATACTTGCGGCCCATCTCCGAGCACTAGGTTAACGGGCATGGTTTGAACAGTAGGAGCGAACTCTAGGCCAGCCTGAAGCGCAGTGCGAGAGTCTCCGAAATCGGTAGAAGCCGCAGCGGTAAACTCAGAGCCTAGATTGTACCCGTCACCTTTAGCGCCAATAGTCTCACCATTAATGTGCGACATATCCAATGTGTCAGTAGATGAACCCTCCACAGCTGAGTCATAGAATACGTCAGAATCAGCCTCTTCCAAAAGGTATGAGCTACCCCTTAGAACAAGCAAATATAACGTATCATCCACAATAGCGGCGCTCTTAATCGTGCCATCTGTGTCCCAAGTGGTGAATCCTTCCACGCCTTCAGCCTTAAGCGTGTTTAGAACGGTCATAGAACCGTCTGAGTTGACGATATAGACGTAATTGGCATCAGTTGATGCTGTGCCCCTAGATGCGACAATCTGCACTGGAGAGCTAATTACATGCGATGCAAGGACAGAAAGATTCTGAACCGCAGTTGGCTGATATTCGTTAATGAGAGAGAATCGGTTTAATCGCTTTCCTGTTCGGTTCGCATACAGAACATCCTCGTCCAAGATGGCGGGAGGCGCAGAGCCAGCGCCCTCATTGTTCACAGAGCGAAATGCAATGTTTGAGGGAGTGATAACATCTTCAGGGCAATAGAATAGCTGGCCTGTTGTGTATATCTGTAGCTTGCGATTGGAGACAATATGCTTAATCGCGTTCAACTGGTCGGTGTCTAAGACAAACTCGACCAACTCATCATCCCTCGCCTTACCAGCAGAGAAGTTAAAGAAATCACCAATCACTGAACCCCATACAGCAGCAGGGCGAGACTTGGAGCCTCCAAACCATAAGCGGCCTGAGTGGAAAGTAGACGACACAGGCCATCCGCGACCAGCAGACCAGGAATCCTCTTTCTGGGATACGCCTGCTGTAGTGCGCGTGGATTCGCCCTCAAAGGTTACTAGCTCTGTGAGGATAGGAGTTGCAGTGGTTAACCCGTATGGGCCAGCACTATCGCCCCCAAACGTGATGGTGTAAGTGGTTCCCGCAGAGTGCGCCACGGTAATGCCCGTCTTGGCTGTATTCGCCAGGCCGTGCAAAGCGTCTTGTATCCGGCTCTCATTTTCCGTCGTGTTGGTGGAGTAAACAATATCTTCGGATAGGAAGTCATCGACGGTGAGCTTGTACCGATCCCCCGCGCTGGCATTGGCAAACACCAAAGACTGCACCTCGTTTGTGGGAGACGGGCTAGAAGTATCGTTGTAATCGTATTGGGGAATGGACGAAAACGTAATAGAAGCCCAAGCCCAAGCCGTATCCGATGTGCGGGTAATTGTGTGCGGCTGTAAGTCGGGGTGAGAAATAATCACCGTGTCAGCAGACTGGGTATAGTCGAACTCTCGCAGCATGGCCGTTGTTATGGTGGTAACTAGGTAATCATTACCAGAACCCGCGATATTGGTCTGTAATACCCCTTCTTTGTAGATGTACATTCTCAGATTGGTGAACACCAGAAGATATTGCTGCTCATTGTTAAATGAGAAGTTTTCCATCCTCGCATCACTAGGGAGCGTGTCTTTGTAAACAGTGCCCGGTCGTCGCGTCACACCGCCTTGAGGCAGACACAGAACGTTAGATGCTTGCTGGCATCCCGCGTAATAAGCCTCTAGGTCAGACCGGCCTAACAGCTTAGGGTCTAACTCGCCCCTGTTGAGGTTTGATTGGAGGGTGAAGATCGTCACTTAAAGCGGTTCTCATATACTTCCGAGTGATAGGGATTGATAAAAGGCGCGTCAGCTATTGGCCTATTAGGTTGCCCCTGTGCATCAATTGTCCTAGCTTGGTTAAGCTGCGTCTTGTATTTGTTCTCAAACAGGGCCGCCCTATTCTCATCCTCAGAAACAGAGATCGCAAATTCGCTGGCCAATTTATACTCAACCAGTTTAATAAAGTGAGGTGGCAGGTTTGACTCGTCTACTCGGTAGATATACCTAAGCCTTAACGACGACTCATTCGATTGAACCTCATTACCCACCACGCGGTAGTCACAATGCGGCATCATCTGCCATATGCGAAGAAGATCAGAGGGTAAATTAAACGAATACTGATACCCCGTCTTGTCATCAGGAGCAGAAGTGTTCCTAGACAGGTCAGCCTCTTTGGTGGCAAACGTCCAAGGATCAAGTGCAAGTAATCCCTCGTATGTCGCATCGTACAGATTGGAGGCTGCCACATCATCGGTTAAGCTTTGGATTGCCTCTTCACCCAAAAGGATCAGAGCGTTTGAAGCCATTTTTATAGAGGTTGTCATATCTTACCTAATGGGTGTGGTAACTTGCGTCTATTGCGACAACAATAGTTCCCGCGTTTCTCGTAATTCTTACAACTAAATCGCCGTTCCCGCTAGGGGTGTTGGCTGTTCCTGTGTCTAATGTAGAAGCCAAATTAACGTCAGTCTGAAAGGCTGTGTCATTCAGGGATGCGTCACTGGTTGCAATGCTTCCTGTGGTGCATCTAGGCCCGTTCGGATAGAAGGGGTAGATAATTTCCTTGCTGTTGCCAGCTTTCTTGCTCCCGTTGGCGTTAGACACCGAATAGAAATTCCCGTCCGTAGCATCAACGTCGTCTAGGAATCCCACCTCTATCTCATAAGCCCCATTAACGTCTGAGTCAACCTCAATCCTAAGATACTCAATGTGTGCGTAATTCGTGTTCGTGTGTGGATAGTTCGTGGTGTCTGAAATATCCACAAGTATGAAATCTTGGGATGCCGAAATATCGCCAGAGTGAAAATGTATCCAAGCGTTATCAACGTGAGCGTGTTCAACAACGTCTAGGTGGCCGTGATTGTCTACCGTTGCTCCTGCTATTCCAAACTCGCCATAGTAGCTAGAAAGCCTGAAGGACGATTGCGCGCCAGCATCGTTTATGTATTTAGCCCGAAAGTATCTCGCGCCTTTGTTAGCCTTGCGAACCACTGTCTCGCCAGCGCCCACATCAAATCCAGAGGGACTCTCTGCTTCCTCTTCGCTGTACCAATTAGTTCCATCATCGGAAAACTCAAAGTAGAGCGTTCCCGATACGTCGGCATACACCGAAACCATTACATCATTGTGTTGGTCGAATCGAACTCCCGTACCCGTGTACGTCGAACCACCAGCTAAAGGGGTGGTGGTGCTATTGTTCTCGTCGTAACCAGTGAGGATGTTATCTGACATATCAACACCAAAAAGAGGGTTAAATATGAAGCGTTAACTGCATAGATTTCAGCTCTCTAGTCTCTCTATCTTCCCAGTCGGAATTAAGAAACGTTTTAAGCCTATGGCAGTTTGCGCATAAGGTTTGTAAGTTTTCTGCGGAGTTGTTGGACTTATTTCCGTCAATATGGTCAACGTCAAGCTGACACTTATTAACAGGAACAAACCCGCAAAGCTCACACAGTCCCTTCTTGTGCAATATGTATGACTTCTGGCCCTTGTATACTGCGCCATGACAAGTCGCACAGTATTTACCGTAATACGGGGAGCCATCCGCTTTGTAGGCGGTTCGCATACAAGGTGATCCGCACTCCTTACAATCTGGCCTCATATTGTCACCCTAAAGTAAATGCCCCTCCGAAGAGGGGCTACCGAGGAAGTTTAGTCGCTATCGGTTTCAGCGATGACAGTACCGTCAGATACGTCAACAACGCCAGAAGCGTTGCTTAGGACAATACACCAGTGAGCAGTCGGAGTTGCTGTGTCAGTGACAAGGATAATATCCCGCACGTTCACAATGTCCGATAGATCATTGAAGTAGCCCGCAGTGTTTACCGTAGCAATTGCGTCAGCAGAGCTATAGGTGTGAATCCGCACGCCGTTGGCGCGAGAATCTGGGTAAAAACCATCAATTGAAAATGCCATGATCAATACCTCCTATTAAGCGTAAGCTATTTTGGCAGTGCCTTCAGGGTCGATCAATACTGATCCAGCCTTAAGCATACCGTTACACAACCACGCGGTTTTCTGCGCGATCCAATTTACGTCGGTCATCTGATCGATGCCAACAGCGTGTCCTACAGCACTCTTAACGAAGCTGTAAGCGTTTCCACCTAGACCGCCTTCATCTCGACGTGAGCCGATAGTGATGAACTCAAAGCCCATCGCAGTAGAGTTTTCTAACGTTCCGTTTACCAAACCTTTAACATTTTGGTAGTCAGAAGAGGTTAGTTCAGACTCAGACAATAGGTCTTGAAGTGCAGCGCCTTCAACAAGAATGCAAGGCATCTCGTCGATCTCAAGATCAGCGTAGTAGCCCTTCAGAGAAAGAAGCTTCTCAAAGGTGAATGCAGTACCACCAGCCGCAATGCTGAAGCCTTGAGCATCAGTAGCAGTTGTGTTGTAAGTACCAGCAGTCAGTTGGTCGATAATCAGTTGATCTTCTCTTCGAGACAAAGCCTTACCGATTGTGTGGGCCAATTGTGCCTTCTCATCGAAGTTTACTTCAGCCTGGTCGAAAATGTCCGTGTATTCAGGAGCATTCCAGTTAGACAGAGTGGCAGTTGGTTGACCGTGTGTGATGTCCATTGGGGTTACATCAGCAGCAGTAGCCTTTTGATTGGCCATGCCCTTACCCATTAGACGGAACTTGTAGGTGTCACCAGTTACGCCAGTGCGCAAGGTAACTTTGTTACGTAGTCGGCCAGTGCCTTGATAAGCGTGCTTTACTTCGCTATCAAAAGCCGTGACTGCTACAGCAGATAAATTCTTAGACATTTGGAAAATCCTCTTATGTCAAACAAAACAAAAAATACTATGCTTCGCTTGGGTATCCTGTACGGGCCAAGCAATGCTTTTGCTCCGTATCAGGCCATAAGAGGGTATCCAATACTTTACCTTGTCGATTATACAAAAGACTTGGACAAAGGGCAACTACCCAACGAACTGCTGATAATCCCCTTTGCCTAAACGTGCTTCCATTAATTTCTGAACCTTGGCGGCATACTGTGGGTTTCGCATCTTTCTTTCGCCATTATCGTCCGTAGCGAACTGCATGGCCTTGATCTCTTCAAGTGATGGGATATTGGCAGGGATCGCGTCCGATGGAGCCACAGGAGACTTACCTGCCTTCTCAAGCAGCGCCTCAATAGCCTTTACTCCGTCAGCAGTGGTGATAATGTCAGCCAGTGCGTCAGCGTGATCTGGCAAGTTGGCCGACGTCCAATCTTGGATGTTTTTAAGTCGCGTATCGGCGTTGTCTAGCTTTGCCAGTTCTTCTTTGGCAAACTCCTCGTTAGCTTGGCTCTGGGCCGAATCCAACGAGTGAAACAGCTCTAAGCCATTCTTGAACATATCCTGAGACAAGTTGTTCTCTTTGGCAAACTCTCTGAACGCGCCGAAGCGAGGGTCTGCAATATCTACCTCAAACTCTTCAAAGGTCGGAGTCTCATATTCCTCTGGAGCGCCGTACACCTTATTGGCCTCCTCTTGGAACTTCTTGAGGTCACCTATCTCTGTGGCCTTCTTGCCAAACTCAGTATTTAGCTCCGCATAAGCCTTTGCCTGATCCTCCACTGTTTGATATTTATCAACCAAGAAATCAGGGCGAAGATTGTCCGCCGCCTTCTCTACCGCCTCAACATCTACGCTATCCGCGTCTTGTACTTCTTCGCTCATGATTTATCCTCGACTAATCTAATGTGTTCATGGATTAACTTAACCCTAGCCTCCCATCCGGCTGTGTACGCCAGTTTATGGGGGTCGGGGTCTACAGATATTGATTGCATGATCTCTTCAGACCACGCCTTCAATAATTTGGCTCCTTCTTCATTCTGCGCAAAGACACGGTGAATTAACTCACTGTATTGCTGGTTGCGCTCCGGCTTGGGGATTTCCCCCCATTTGTTGTTCAACATTGCTAACCGCCTCGGCTACTTGTTGTCGCTCTGTTTCCGAGCGTATGTAGTTGGAATCCACCCCTAGCATTTCTGCGATGCCTGAAGGCAGTTCTTCGATCTTCACAATACCAGCCATTACTTCCGGCTGCGCCGCGAATAACTGCTGCATGGTCATTAAAAACGTCTGCATATTCTGGAAGTCCTCAATCTTCTCAGCCTTAGCTAAGGGAGACTGATACACGATCTTGATCTCTGCGCCGTTTACCTTAAGTTCTTTGGGCAGCTTGCCGCGCTCTTTCAGTATCTCGGTGCAAGATTGGACAATAGGCTGCAAAAGCTCAGTCTTTAGGCGGGAAATAGATGCGCCTTGGTTCTGTATCTGCTCTTGCTTGCGTATGGTGATCTCTGTCGCTGTCTTGGTCGGGTCGGTGATGTCGCCCAAAGGATCAATGTAGAGAGCCTTCTTGATGACCTCCTGCATATCAGTGGTGAGCATATTGCCCAGCCCAATGTCGCCAGCGCGATCCAAAGCCCTTAGCGTGGGATTCGCATTATCATTAGACTCAACAGGTATCACAGTGCCCGGAGCTATCCTAACCGTATGGGGGTTGAACGTGTCGCCACCAACGCCCGTATAGATGCCGGCAATTTGAATGGCAGAGTTTTGAAGGATGAATTCAGTAACCTTGTTAACCCGACGAATAACTGCAAGATTCCGAATAATCGGCCCACGACCAAAGACTTCAGAAGGCACCACGGATTCTCGGAAGGCAATCATAAACTTATAGTTGCGATCCTCTTCAAACAGGATGTGCTCTTTCCACAAGACAACCAGCGTGTACTTTCCACTCTTCTCGTCTTTTATCTGGGATAGGGTCAGCTTTTGTTTAGAGTATTCGTCCCGATCTAGGATTTGTTTTAGGTCTTGAGGAATGTCTGCTTTAGGCCAAGTGACAGGAATCGACCTAGCCTCTACCTCAATCTCTCTGTGTATGTTCTCTACAGCGCCCTTAAGCGGCCTTTCGAGCTTTAACTCGCAGGTAGGTACATGGGTAAACCTAAATGGCACTCTAGCGCCAATAGGCTCTTCATCAATCTGAATACACCCAACAGAGATAAGAACTTCTTGCAGGCTTGGATTAATCTCGGTGTCGAAGTTGGATTGGTGAAGGTAGGAGAAGAATACATTGGTCGCCTCGGTGAGCGCGTCGTTTACTTCTTTGTCTTGATCTTCGCCAAAGTCAGAACCCGCAGCAAAGTCCATCCATTTCTGTTGAGGGGGCAGCAAAGCGCCCTGCATACGGTTGGCCG